CTCGCAACCTTCGTTGGTTTGCTCTGCTACAAAGAACCTAGACATGGGGGCTATCTGCTCCATTTGTTATATTTAAAGGGGTTGTGAGCTTGTCTAAGGGCATTGTAAGGAGTTATTGAATGTGGTTTATCGTCTATCCAAATATCAATCTCTACGCCTTCTGACTGTACTGCTTCAAGTTTAGATTTTAGTGCATAGATAATAGGAATATCTAATGCATCTCTTATATCATCAGCTATAGCTTCATACCTCTTGGTTACACAATAAACTTTATGATTAGATTCTAATAATATATTTATTATCTTATCCCAAGCTACTGGGTCTAAGGTATATGTATTGTCATAGTCTATAGCTACATTCATCTTATTATTTTCTTTATTTGTTTATCCAATTCTTTATCGTAGTTCTTTTTGATTACACCAAATCCTATCTTAAAGAAATCCAATAACTTTCTATGCTTAATAAAATTCTTTGCAACAGCTATAAGTTTTAATCCACCATCACCCTCTCTCTTCCATAAAGCATTTTTATTCAAGAATAAATCTTTTCTGTTATCTACTTTCTTACCCTTTAGTCCAATCAAGTTACCATACGTGTTCAATCTTTCACCACCAGCAGATGTAACTGGTGCAAATATTTTAGACTTCTTAGGTCTTTCTATACCACCTTGATAGACATACTTAAGATAATCTTGAGCAATCTTTTTGATAAATATTAATGCAGATAAATCATTAGGTTTAGCTCTAAATCTTTCAGGCATATCAACTGACTTGATTGTAAAAGGAGTAGGTCTATCTAGTTTCTTTTGTATTTGTGCTCTTTGAGCATTAACAACCTTTACACCTATTTGATTGATAGCTTCTGCTGTAGCAATAGGAAGTTTCTTTCTATGAAACAAACCCATCTTCTTTTTTAGTTCTTTCTCATTAGATTTAATCTGAACTGTTACAGTCATCCCTTTCTCCAATGCGATTGTGTTTGAAACTTAAGTCCTAATGCTTTAGCTTTCCTTCTGATAGTAGATGGATGCACATCATAAGTCATAGCAATATCATGTGATGATTTGCCTTCCTTAATCTTCTGCTCTAATTTTTGTTTATCTATCTTCATAGTTTCTCGTAATGTTCTATTAACTTATTAATATACCAAATACTCTTCTGTAAGTCCTGAATGTTAGCATCTTTGTACTTATGCCTATGCAGATACTTAATAGCATTGCCTTCAAGATATGCAGGAAAGTTGCTCCCTAACTGTTGCTTGATGTAGTCAATACATTCTAATCCACCTTTTTTGTGTAGGTAGTGTTTTGGATGGTTTACTGGGTCATTCATTTATATCTCCTTTAATTTTTTATTATATTCTTCACATAATTTTTTAACGTTGAACTTTTTATTTTCTCCACTTGAACAGCAATTTGCTTGTGGATACAGAATACAATCTAAAGCCTTAACTAAATCTTTTACACAATCAGAATCCCAGTTTCCATTGTCTTTAGTATTTAATTGAAATATTAAATTTAATATTTTTGCGTTTGTATTATATCGCAGAAGGTTAACTGGATAAAAATGTTTATATGTTAAATAAAACTCCTTAGGGTCATAAGACCAATAGCCCCATTTTGTTTTAGGTTTAGTTCTGCCAAACCATTCAGGTAAATTATTTGATAAATAAACAGTCTTTTCTAAATTCATTTTTTTCTCCTTTTAGTTATTTCATTCTTACATTTTTGTATGACCTTTTTCTTAGAACTAGGTGATTCAATATAATCGTTAAGTTCTTTAGGTGTCATACACTTTAGATAATAATGCTCAGTAGCTGTCTTGCCTGTAGCTCTATCTCTAATCTTTACACTTGGTTTCAGTTTAATTGGCATAATTGTTCCTCTGTTAATGTATCTATTCGCATACAATAATTTTTAAATATATCTATAGGTATCAGGTAAGCATCAATTATCTTTCCATCAATCATGTAGTTCTTACCTTCAGGTATTTCATTTTCTAAAATACATAGCTTTAAATCAATCGACTTAATCCAGTACAGCATAGTCTTAGTTAGATATGCCCAATAATCTGCTGTGCTTGCATTAATACCTGATTCAATCTTATTACAATAAGTTTCAATAAAAACATTACCTGTTCTATCAGTATGCTTATCTCTTTTAACTTCTACAGTCTTTTCTATCTCAGGAATCATAATGTCATATTCTAAAAAGTAACCTTCCATTTTGTATGCCATTGGATGTTTCCTGTTGATAATACTTAGTACAAACTTTTCTCCCACTTCCCCATAAGGTAAATCTTCTTGATAGAACTTACTCATTTACTTTTCTTATCCTTTTTCTTTTCGCCAAATATCTTTTCCCAGTTAGCATCTATCTTTTTCTTATCTTCAGGTCTACGTTTCGACCCTTTACCACCATGCCACTTAGACATAATTAATACTCTTAAAATTAACTGACTTATCTAATTTAGATAGCAATACTTTTGCTTGCATAAAATCTTTAGGTATACATCTTAGTAATTCTTCTACGCTAAATATGACAATATTATCTTCATCCTTATGTATTTTTTCTAACAAAGGTTTATCAGCATCAGTATCACAAATCAAAGCTGTCTTGTTATCAAAATTAAAACATCTAGCATTTGGTTGTATTTGTGCATATCCACTTTCTTCACATTTAATATTTAATTGCTCATAAGCTCTTAACATCATTTCAACCATTTTAAGTTTCTTTTGAGCAGAATCGTTTTGTAAAGATTCTCTTAGTAACTGTTCTGCTTTACAAAACTTAATTTCAAACTGAACACCAACTATTTTAAAGATACGTTTTCTATTACCCCACTTAACATAATTATTGTTTTCATAAGTTCTTAATTCTTTCAATTTGCTTTCTAAAGTTTCGTCTATATATGTTTTCATAATAATACCTATTCTAGAGGGAACATTTACAGGGAGGAGGGATATACCATAGGTATATATCCCTTCCCTCCCTGATAATTCTTGTTTTTCATGTAAAAACTCCCTGTAATTCCCTGAAAACTCCCTGAGTTCCCTGTTTTTGTTCCCTGCTAATCATCAAACTTAGGTGCTAATTTACTAAATTCTTTGGATTGATAACCTGCTTTTTCATCATAAATCACCTCTCCTAGCTCTTTTAACTTGCCTAACATCTTCTTAATTGATTCAGGAGTTTTAGTATTTCCATCAGAATCTACTACTTTTCCAGTCAAATCAGCAGGCATTAAATACACATCTTGAGGATTTTCTTTATTCTTAAGTATAGCTTCTCTTTCTAGTGCATTTAATACTAATTGTTGTGCATAACTAAGACCTTTTTTATCTTGTATCTGCACATCAGTCTCTTCTAAGAATCCTGAAGTAAGATTCAATCCTTCACCAATTATGTCTACTTCTGTAAACATAAAGTTCTTAACAGCCATACCTTGACCATCTTTATTTAATGTTTGCTCAAAGGATACAAGCATTTGTTCATCAACAAATCCAATAATATGTTCATCTTTTCTATTGACCTTAAACTCATAATCTAAAGATGCACCCATTACACTTGAACCTCTACCTCTATTAGAGTTGCCATGACCTGTATGATGTACTAAACATATACAGCACTTATAGTGCGATATAAGTCCATCTAACTTATTAATAAAGTTACCCACATCTTCTGCACTATTCTCATTACCTATAAAGTTTCTTTGAAACGTATCAATAACAATCATGCCAATATCACCCACCTGCTTAGTAAGTTCTTCTATCTCTTCTTCCAGCATCTTAAAATCATCAGGGTCATTAACCCTAACTGCTCTATCTGATAGATATAAAGGCACGTTATTTAAATCAAACATACCTTGTTGCCAAGCTGCTAATCTTCTTTTAACACCTCTTTGACCCTCACCACATACATACATTACTGGTTTAGCGTATGCTTTATTGCCATAAAAACTTTCACCCTTAGCAATACAAGCTGCCATAGCTATAGCAATAAATGATTTACCACTCTTAGGTGCTCCAAAGATGCACATTAATGATTCTTTTTCTACTACATCTTCTATAAGCCAATCAGGATTATCTACCTGTCTTAACACCTCATCTGCTCTTGTAAAAGTAACAGCACCTTTAGGTTTCTTCTCAGTACAATTAATTATGTATTCTTCTAAATCTTTTGGCTCTTTGAAATCACCCCTTATATATGCATCATATAAATCATCTTTATCTTTAAATGATTCAGGTGGTTGTATAACCTTAACCTTACAATCATTATCTTTTAACATTTTTCCTATTTCATTTGCACACTTAATACCAGCTTCATCATTGTCAGGAAATATATAAACCTTTTTACCAAATATAGGAGTCCAATCTGCTTTTTTCCAAGCATTTACCCCACCATGCCAAGTACAGGAATTGAACCTGTCTCCTGCTATAGCTTCACAGCCCCTCAGAGCCTTCTCACCTTCATTTATTATTATAGGCATATCCTTATACTTATTTTCAAAATAAATAGGCAGAGAGCCTTCAGGTCGCTTCATAGACCAACTGCTATCAGGATTTAGGGTAAATGGTGCGTATTTTTGCTTAATAAAATGTCCCTCAGGAAATCTCATAACTAAAAAGTTATCAGCATACTTGACCTTCACAATAGCTTGTTTGTAAAGGTCAATCATTTGCTGTCTAGAGAATGACCTAGCATTGCTAGTGGTTTCGCTTTTAGGGGGGTAAAAACCACTTAATAAGGAGTCATTAGATTGCAATGCTAAGTCATAACCAAACTGTTTTAAAACTGTATTGACATCTTGATTCATGTGTTTAATCAAATCTATTATTCCACCACCTACATGATTCTCAAAATCCCACCATGTTCCTGCTTCTATATTGACTACCAGTGAGCCATGAGTTCCATATCGCCACTCATGTGACTTTTTGGAACTAGGCTCACCTAGTAATTGTGTAGCAACTTCAGGTGCTATTTTTTGCCAGTCTATCTGTTGCATCAAAATGGTATATCATCGTCTGTTAATTCATTCTGACTTACCATCTCAGCTACTTTATCGCTAAGACCATCATTAGGACTCTTAAATGTGTCCTCTACTGGTGCTTCTTGGTCTAAATACCATTGAGGTATTACAAAACCATCACTTCTTGGTGCAAATTTAGCAAAGCTAAATGTTAATTCAGAAGAATTCCCCATGCCTACTTGAATAGGTTTAGAACCCTCAAATTTAACTACAGGTAAACTTGCAGAACTAGCGTCCATTTGATTCCAAAATGTAGCTAACAAGCTATTAAATGCACTTGATTCAGCATAAGTGAATCTTTGCCACAAATAAGCGTGTTGAGCTCCTTGTGGAAAGACCCAAGCACTGAATGCTCTTTTATAGTCATCTGCTGGTTTAGGTGATACTACACCAAATTTATTATCCCAGTGATATTCAAATCCATCAGCTTTTGTATACCTACCCCATCCTGATTTGAATGTTGAAGGGTCAAGCTGTAGATATTGAAACTCTACTGGCGTTTCACCATTAGCAAAAAATTGCTGATGTGATGTTTTGAAAGCAAGATAAACTTGCTGACTCTCACTGTTGGGATTAATCATCCCACCTAATATGTCTACCATATTATTCTCCATGTTAATGTATTGTTTTCTCAATACTGTTTAAATAATCAGCTTCAAGTTGGGTGTAACACCTTTCCTTAAAACTCTCATAATCCTCGTCATTATAAATTCCGAGAAATTGACAGGCTGAAGTAATTTTATCGTATGCAAAACGACAATATTCTTCAAAGTCCTGCTCAAGCAGGTAGCTGTTTAAATCCATCTGCTCTTTGTATGATTTCATCTAACCTTTCACATATATCTGATAAAGGACACATATATGTGCATTCCCAATTAGCTTTATCAAAGTTGTTCATTAAAAATAATGGCACTACAGCCATAATGCTTCTTCTATCAAACTTATATATCAATATAGGTATCAAGTTATCACCAGCACTATCAACTGCTTGTTGCCACCATTCGTTCTTGTAAATGTTCTGCTTACCATTGTTTTTATATCTTTTACATTCAATAGCAAAGTTCCTGAAATAAATGTCAGCCATGCCTTTAGTTTGATACTGGTCAAGATTTCTTTTCACTCTCTCATCTAAACCTTTACTTTCTAAAACTGCATTGAGTTTGTTTACTATAACTCTCTCAAATGCTGCACCTTTATTTCTGCTGTTTACCATATTAAACCTCGTTACCCCAACAATCCCAGCCATCTACTTTTTCTCTTGCAAATAATTCTATTCTTGGTAAATCGCCAAATAATAATTCAATTCTATTTCTTACCTCTTGTGGTTTTTTGCTATGCTTGGTGCGTTCTGCTTCTACTTTTTGATATATATTATTAACTTGCTTGTGTTTAAGCATTGAGCCTTTAGTTCCAAACAAACATATTTCATAGTTTTTCATTGTCCATGCACCAAGATTGGCTACTGTTTTTCCTGTCTTGGTTTTCTTTTCCCAAACAAAAGCTATTGTCACATATTTAAAGCCCCAACTTTCCATAGTTTCAATAGCGTCTTTTATATGTGCATCAGTTGTCCATAAAAATAAAGCACAATCATTATTAGCAATATCATTAACAGGCAAATCTTTAATCCATGTTTTTGATTGCGTTGGATAATGTTTGTCCATGCTAGTAAATCTTTTACCATCATATTTGCACAGCTCTTTACTGCTGAAACTCCAAGCAGGGTCAGCATATATTATGTTGTATTTTTTATTTGGAAATGGTATTTGCATTAATCTAACTCATTTAAAATATATATTGCTGCTATCACACTTATGATTGCACCTATAAATACCAATCCAAATATTGCTGCAATGAAATATAGAATCCACTCAAGCATCGTAATCAGTCCTAACTACTTTGCCACTCATATAAGTTATTTCTCTGTAATGCTTACCAGCACCTTTTTGAAAATAATATGTTTTGATTTGCTTATCTAGCTTTTCAGCTTCAAGCTCTTTTCTACGCTTTTCAACTGCTGCTTTATTTTGACCCATGATTGCTCTCTTTATAAGAAACCATGCCTAGCTTCAGCAATAACTGAGTAGCAGATTCAATGTTCATGTTATTTGTGATTGCAAACACCTTGATATCCTTATGCAATTCTTCAGGAATCCAAAGTGCCTTTTTTGTTTTTTCGTCCATAATGACTCTCCGTTTTTTATATTAATATTAATTTGATAATAAAGCTAGAACTTTATTACCTACTCTTCCAAAAACCCTTATACTAGGTTCAAGGGCAAAGGATAAACTCTCCATAAATCTAAATACTCTCATATATCTATTTGCCCTTACCTTAAATCTAATTTGTAATCTTTTGTTATAACACCTAATGATGCATCACCTCTTTTGTATGGATTAACCCAAACTATTTTTCCATTTTGTAATTGTCTTAGATGACCTCTTACACCATGCAATCTTTTTTTGCTTTGACTGCCATCACCATTATTTGTGTAATTTTTATTATTAATATTAATATCTAATGTAATGTGCTCATAAACTGGTTTACTAATAAATGATGCTAATGAAAATTTTTGATGTGGTTGTTTCTTTAAACCAGCAACTTTTTTTTCTTCAAATATATCTAAATCATTAGATAAATTTATTACAGAAAAATAAATCATTAATAATTCAAATATTTGATGCATCCTGTTTTCTCTCCACTCTTTTGTGGTTTCTACTAAATCTGCATAATCTTGTTTATGAAAATTTAGATATATTTGTTGAGGGAATTTATCTAACAGTTCAATAAAAAAGTTTTTACTAAATACAAATGACATATAAGGATTTATCATTATTTGTTTGGTATCTTTATAATTTACAAAGAAATCAACCTGATAATCAGCGTAAGAAAATCCACTAATTTCATTAATCACTATTGTTCTATTCAAATCACTGTATTGTATTAATAATGGTTTATCTGTAGGAAGTCTAAATTCCTGCTTCATTTTATCCATCTTGCAAATGTCAACAAAATTATCTGCAAAAAAATCTCTAACATTGTTTGTTAAAAAAAATTTAGTGGCATCATTAACATTATTTGATATTTGTTTAATTCTATGTGCAAAAGTATTTAGGTCTTTTACAGTGTTATTTTTACATTCAACATCAATAATGAAATGATTACTAAATTTATTCATGTCACTTGCCAAGTCCAACATATTACTTAATTTTTGTAAAAATATTTTATCCATCTCTCTCTCCTATAAAACCAAATCAACAATATTAGGACTATTGTAAATACTTAAAGGTTTACCTTTCTGATATTCTTTATAATCATTTAGATACCTTTCCATCATAGTCCATCCATAATCCATTTGTTCTTTCGTGATTCTAAAAACTTTAGATGCATAAGGTTGTACTTTCTCTTGGGCTATAAATAAGAAATCAGTCACTTCATATCCTGCCATCTCAACACCTCTTCTATAATAAGCAGCTTGCATATCATAGCCATACTTCTTAACTGAATAATTAAAAGCATGAGGTTCGCAAGATTGTGTAGTCTTGTAATCAATAATGACTATCTTGTTATCTGAGTTAGGTTCATCTAAAGGTGGACACATAGCATCAGGTCTGCATTTACATAGCACGTCATCTTCATACCAATAGATACTTGCTTCTGCTATCTTGCCAGTTGCATTAAGATAAGCATTACCCTCATATATCATATTCTCTTTCATGCCATTGATAATCTCAGCTTCATCTTCTTTTAATACTATGAATCCTTGTTCTTCATATTCAGCCTTTTCTTCTTTATATGCTTTAGTATATGGAGAACCTGTAAGCACCCTGACTTCTTTATCAAATGCTTCTTGTCCTTCTACTAATAAAGAATGAGCTGCTGTTCCAAACTTAAGTGCTGGAGTAGATTCAGAAGTATGATTAACTGCATGAAGTTGGGATTGACCAAATCTTCTAACATAACTACTACTGATACCTACGCTTGCATGATAGTCTTCATTGGGCAAGTCTTTATAAATAAGAGCTTGACCTTTTTGCTTAGATTCAAAGTTTTTAAGTGATTCTATTTTCATCTTGCAATTCCTAAGATGTATTTAATTTCATCTAATGAATCTCTGACTTTGTATTCATCACCATTTACTTCAACTATTACATCTCCTGTATAGTGACATTTATAAAAACCACTAATTACTCTTGGTGGAATATTTAACTCACCACCACCCATTAAATTAAATGTTACATTCATTTTCTGTTATTCCTGTCGTTCATTAAAAGTGCAGCACCATAAGACAGGTAAGCTACAGCAGCTACTAATATTAATAATTGAAAGTCCATTATTTTTTCTCCTTTAAATTTAATTTATGTATCTTATAAATGCTTTTCTGATACTCAAAATCAGATTGCATATCTTCCCAAATCTCATCTTTAATTTCTTGTTTGATAGAAGCATCAACTTTAGTTACTAACTCAAACTCAGACTTATTAGGAATCCACCATTGATGATTCAATGATTTGTATTCAGGAGATGGTTGACCTGAGTCCTTCCATCTCCATTGAATAGCACCATGCTTTGTGTTACACATTAAATTCATTGTTTCTTTTCCTTCTTGTAAATAGTGTTTAATGTTTCTGCAATCATCTCTTTATTAGTATCAAATTTAAAATCATGCAAAACTATGACATTTTGTTTTCTAAGTTCTTGTGCTCTTTCTTCTTGATTTAGAATCTTGTGTATAATGCTATCCATTCTTCTTCTCCTTAGTTAATTTAACCTTATGCCCTTCTGCAATTAATCTTGCTCTCTTGCTAGCCATGTAGAATAAGTCGCTAGTCTTGATGGCAACCACCCAGCCTAAGCTAGGTAGTTGAACTTGTAGTGTGTATCTCATTATTTATCCCCCTGTTTTTTTAAATTATCAATATCAGCCCTTACAGCTTCAATTTCTTTTCTTGTTTTATTATATGCATCTAAAGGGTCTAACATATTGTAGTTATCTAGCCTTACATATAATTGTTTTAATAAATCATATTTTTTTAATATCTTTTTATTTATTGCTATAGAATTTGATAGTTCTTTTGTTCTCTTAATAGAATTTTCTAGTTCTTTTATTCTCATATTAAACTCCTTATTGATTAATATAAATATATATTAAATTATATTTATATACAATGCAAGTATTAAATTATAGGATTTAGAACTGGTACTGAACTAAGACTGTCTAGTGTTTCTTTAAGAGAATCTAATTCCATAGATTCAGTGATAGCTTTCTTATCAAAAGTAAAATAGTTTTGTGATGAAGTATTTGCTTTGAACATGATTCGTTTTTGGTCATCATAAAAGAAAACAAAAGCTAAGATATCACAATGATAATTCTTGTAGGTTTCTGATTGTGACCTTGAGTTCTCAGCAGCAAAGATAAACTTATTTTGTTTAGTAGCTCTTCTGCTTTTTACTTGTATGGTATACATACAACGATTCAGTTCCATACATAAATCAGCAGGATGTTTTTCTTGGGTTGGAAAGCAGAAGTCTGCATATTCAAGCAGAAATGTTTGTACTAGGGATTCACCTAAAGCACCAAGTCTAGAATTATTTTGATGTTGGTCTGATGTTTTTCTTGGCATTTTGACACAAAGCTAGTTTCCTTGAATTTCTAGCTGCTCTATTAGGTGTTTGAACTGCATACTTACTTCTTAAAATCTCTTCTGATGCTTCAAGATAAGCACCCATTTCCATTAATGCTCTTGTTCTTCTAAAATTCATCCAACCAGTTATACCCATTTGGAACGTACAATCAATTGCAATTTCCTGACAAGGGATAGGTAGCTGTCTCCATACACTCCAATTTTTATCTAAGCTATCTATTACTCTTTGAATGTCATTCTCAAGCAAATACATAGCTTCATCTTCTGATATACCATTCTTGTCTAAGCAACGACCCACGCCAATTGTGTTGTATCCTAAACTACATTTATACAAGTTAAGACATAACCCTTCATTTTTAATTAGCATTTCTTTGATGTTGTCGTACATTATTTTTCCTGTTTCTTATATGCTTCAAGTTCTGTTTTTAAAATAATAACTTCTTTTTCTAATTTTATCACCTGTTCTTCTAATACTCTTATATCAGGGAATATATATTTATTTTGATTAGCTCTTAGGTTTTGTATCTCTCTTTCATTAAAATCTATTTTTTCAGTAGTGTAAGCATAACCCCAAACAGCTACAGCTATAACACCTATGATTTGTAATAAGTAACTAAGAGAGATATTTAAAGTTGACTTATCATCAACTTTAGCTATTCGACTCATTATTTACCTACACCTTTTATTCTTTCAAAGCTCCTCATACCACCTAGTCCTAACATACCCATTAATACAGGTAGCATAGTAGATGTATCTGCTTGAGGTACGTCAATACCAAAAGGTGCTAATAAAGGACTAATTAAAAAGTTGACTGCAAAACCTGCAACACATACCCAAGCTGTTGCTGGTCTCCAAGATGATTGAAACCAATTACCTTTAGCTTCTTCTTTGTTTACAGATATTTGTGCCTTAGCAATTTCGTGTATATGCTTTTCAGACATTGTAGCAATTTCATGTGCTATCTTTTGTTTAGTGTCAGCATCAGGGATGAATTTATCTAATAATTTGCTGACTGGTTGAATCAGTTTGTCTATCATAATTTTTGTTTGTTAGATTAAACCTCTAACTATAATAGTAATTAAGGATGCAACTATTGTTGTAAGACCACCTAGAAGCCACAATTTCATACTATTTATTGATGTTTGTAAATCATCAGTTTTTTTATAGATAGTTTTCCATCTTTCAGCACATTGTGCTTCATGTATTTGTAATTGTGTGTGGACTTCTGCTGTAGTCTTACGAGTTGGCATTTATTCTTCCTCTACCACCTCAACTTCTTCTTTAGCATTGATAGCTCTATCAAATGATTCAATTACTAAGTTTTTGTATTCGTTAGTAATAACATAATCATCATAATGCTCTTGAAGTCTAGCTAGTTTTTTACCAGCGACATTTAACTTAGCAGCTAGTGCCATTTGCTCTTCGTTTAAATCAGAAGCTCTGTACTCTACGTTATTAAATGTAATTATTACTGGTTCTTGGTTTTCCATTTTATTTTCTTCTTTACTCATTTAACTCTCCTATAAGTTATTTAAAATTAAATTATATACTAAGAAATTATAATGATGAACTTTCGTTAGCAAGTTTCTTTGCTTCTTTAACTTCATCAGTCCAAACTGCTGTAGCTATACCTTGTACTTCAGAACTTTCACCTGATACGTCTGTATCTGTATGAGTCCAAGTATCGTCATCGTTTTTTACAGAGCTTACACAATCTAATGCGTGTCTATGAAAAGACCTTGAAAGCTCTACACCATCTTCTTTGATGACTGTAGCTGTTCTTACTTGTATAGTTTTGTAGTCTCCTACAACTTCTATTTTATCTTCTATTATTTCTTTTGTTATTGCCATTCTATTTTCTCCTATGTCCGTACCTAGAATCCACTAGGTATATTAGTTAAATTGTTATGCTGATGTTTGGTATACAACTGTAAACATAATTCCAGTATTTGCATCTATATCAGTATGATTCATAGGTGTATCAACTGTTACATCTTGCCTTCTAAAAAATATAGTATTCCCTGAAGCACCAGCAGTCCAGATTGCATTATTTGGTTTGTCTTCAATATGACATGCACCCCAATCATGGTCATAAGCTCCAATGACACTAGTAAAAGGAACACCTGATATCTCAATAATACCAAAACCTGACCAAGAGTTAAGTTTTATAGCACATCTTAATCTTACTATATTACCTATTTTAGTATATCTACCAGTCCTAACCGAATATCCTGCAGTACCACCTGTAACAGTAGGAGTCCAAGTACCTTCTTCATAATCGTCAAGTTTGTTTGCTGAACCTGTACCGCCTAGATAAGCTCCGCCTGAAAGGTAGAGGTCTTTGAATCTTATTCCACTCTGTCCTAAATCAACTGTATTATCTGATGGAGAGCCACCTTGTGCAGCTGGAACAACAGCACCATCATTAAAATATAATCCTTTTGTGTTACCACTTCCACCTGCAATATACAAATTATCATTACTAGCAACACCAATACTTCCAACTGATGTGCCGTTTTTTCTAAAAGTAATTATATCGCCATCAGATGTTTGTCTGTTTACATATAAAACAGTACCAGCAGACCTAGATATTCCTGTAATACCACTGCTATATACAGCTAAACCACTATTTGTGCTACCACCAAAATGTGCATCATCAGTAGTCCCCACCAACAAGGTGCCTGATGAGTCTATGGTTGCTCTTTGTTGTGGTGTTCCACTAGAAGCGTTTGTGAAGAATTTAATTTCAGATGCAGCATTGGATGGTGCTGCTATGGATAAATCAGAGTAAGCATCACTTCCTAATTGTGCTGCTGCTACTCCACCTGTTAATCCACTTGCATGAAGATAACCAATTCTAAATCTATCGCTGTTGTCTCCAATAGATAGGGTTGTAGTAGCAAACTGAGAACTTCTAATAGTTAGTTCATCTGAGGGACTAGCAGTTCCAACACCAACTCTATTATTTGTAGAATCAACAACTAAAGTAGATGTATCAACAGTCAAACCATCAGAAGTTACTGTACCTGTTACGTCTATGCCTGATGAGGTTGTGGCTAGTTTTTCATTATTTGTATGATAAAGTCGTGCAATATTAGCAGCACCTTGAAAGTATTTGTTTCCAGTACTTGTTGTAATTTCAATATTAGCTCCTTTTAAGATTAAATTACCAGTACCTGCATCCTGAATGTAGCTATTACTACCATCATGGTAAATCTGTAAATCTGAACCTGCTCCAAAGATAGCTTTGTCGTTATCAGCAAATAATATGTCATTACCATTAGATGCTAAATTACCACCAAGCTGAGGAGTTGTATCTTCTACAACATTGTTAATAGAAACAGCTTGTACTCTTGCATCAGTGTAATAAAGGTTGCTTCCTTCAGCTAAATCACCAGTATCTTTTGTTGCAAGTCTTGTATCAAAGTCAGAGTTAGCTCTTGCACTTGTATAATAAAGATTCGTACCTTCAGATAAATCACTTGTAGACTTACCACTAAAAGCAGAATCAAATCTAGCTGTTGTATAGTAAAGATTGGTTACACCTTCAGATACATCATCAGTATCTTTGGTTGCTAGTCTTGTATCAAATCTAGCATCTGTATAGTAAAGATTACTTCCTTCAGATAAATCGCTTGTAGACTTAGCTGTAAAAGCAGAATCAAATCTTGCTTGAGTATAGTAAAGATTAGTTCCTTCAGCTAAATCTCCAGTATCGTGATTAGATAAGCTAGAAACTGTA